GTGCCGAAGACCCCGGGCTATCGCAAGCGCCACGACCGCAACCAGGCCATCGTCACCCTGACCGACGCCGGGACCAAACGGCGGCGGGATTACTGGCTGGGCGAGTACGGCTCGCCCGAGAGCCGCGAGCTGTACCACCGCGTCGTCGCCGAGTGGGAGGCCAACGCCCGCCGCCTGATCGACCCTGACTTCGAGAAGCCCGCTGCTGGCGGGCCGGGCGGCGACGACGGGGCGGACGGCTCGGGCGGCATTACCATCTCCGAGCTGTGCGCCCGCTTCTGGCGGATGCGTGCACCGCAGTTCAACGCGAACGAGCAGGGTCACTTCAAGGCCCTCATCCGGCTCCTTCGGCGCTCGTACGGCTCGACGCCCGCTTCCGCGTTCGGGCCGCGGCGGCTACAGCGGCTCCGCGACGAGATGATCCGCGACGACGAGGAGAGCGGCCGTCGGGGCTGGGGCGTCACCTACACCAACGCGCAGGTGCGGCGACTGTGCCGGCTCTTCAAGTGGGCGGCGTCGCAGGAGATCGTCTCCGCGAGCGTGAGAGTGGAGCTGCTGGCGGTGGACCCGCTCAAGCCCGGGCGCTGCGGGGCGCGGGCTGGGCGGGTCGTCAAGCCCGTCCCGGTCGAGGTGGTCGAGAAGACGCTGCCGTACATGGCCAGCCCGGTCGCCGCGGCTGTGCGGTTGCAGTTGCTCACCGGAGCCCGGCCCGACGAGGTGCTCAGTCTGCGGCTGTGCGACATCGACACATCGAGCGGCGACGGGGTCTGGGTGGTCCGCCCCGAACGGCACAAGACGCAGTACATGGGGCACGACCGAGTGCTCTTCCTCGGCCCCAAGGCGCAGGCCGTGCTGGAGCGGTTCATGGACCGCCCGCCGGGCGCGTACCTCTTCTGCCCCGCGGAGGCGGACGCCGAACGCCGCGCGTCCCGGGCGGCGGCCCGCACGACGCCCCTCTCGTGCGGCAACCGTGCCGGGACGAACCGCAAGGACGAGCCGAAGAAGGCGGCGGGTGAGCGCTACGACGCGCGGGCGTACTACCGGGCGGTGCAGTACGCTTGCGACGTAGCCTTCCCGCCGCCACCGCCGCTGGCCAAGCGGGACGACGAGACGAGGGAGGCGTGGCGGAAGCGCCTGTTGGAGACGGGACTGAAGGCCGACCTCGACGCCTGGCGCAAGGAGCACCGGTGGTTCCCGTACCAGCTCCGCCACACGGCCGCGACCCTCTACCGGCGGGAGCACGGCTTGGAGGCGTCGGCCCTCGTGCTCGGGCACGCGAGCGCCCGCGTCACGGATGCGGTGTATGCCGAGCGCGATCAGTCGAAGGTGGCCGAGATCATGCGGCGGGTGGGATAGAGCGATCCGCAGTAGTATTCAGCATGCCGACTCGGGAGATCACCGCGCACCATGAGGACTTGATCTACTCTGCGTTGCTCGCCTCGTTCTGGCGAAAGCGGGCGCTTGCGAAGTTCCTTCGGAGCTGCGGGATCTCCGAGAACTTCGTCGCCTCCTGGCATCAGGAGGAGTCGAAGCGGGACTTTCTCGATCGACTCTTTGAGCGACTCCGGTCGACCGACAAGGGGCCGGCGGTCCTTCGTCAACTGGGACGAGAGCTGGCTGAGCAGGTCACATTCCCGGACCTGCAGGGATGGGAGGATACCGAACAGAAGACCAGACAGGCGGTAGAAGCGGTCAATGCCTTGCGTCACTATCAGACGGACGAGGCCGAGCGCGTTCGCCAGGAGAGGCAGCGAATTGAAGCCCGGGAGCGATACGCCGCCGAACGCGCTCGGGCGGCTCGTTCACAGCAGTCCCTTGCGAAGTTGAAGCAGCGGCTGGACGAGCTGACGGGCAGTCTTGGCACGCAGAAGTCCGGTTACGACTTTGAGGACTGGTTCTTTGACCTTGTTCAGTTCTCAGAGGTTGATGCCCGACGCCCGTACAAGCACGAGGATCGACAGATCGACGGGTCGCTCTCGCACAACGGCACCACATATCTTGTCGAGCTCAAGTTCACGATGGAACAAGCGGGCGCGCCGGATGTTGACGTCTTCCGCCGAAAGGTCGAGACGAAGGCCGACAACACGATGGGCATCATGATTTCAATGGCTGGGTACTCCTCGGCCGCGATCTCGGCAGGCTCGGGTCCGCGAACACCGTTGTTGCTGCTCGACCACGCACACATCTACGCGGTGCTAGGCGGCGCGTCTGACCTGCGGTCGGTCATTGAGCGAGTGCGACGTCATGCCTCTCAGACTGGTGAGGCATTCTTGCCCTTTGCGAAGTTCAATGGCTAAGGGCACTCGCTCCGTCGCATCCCGAGTTACCCACAACGGAATCTCGGAGGAATTCTGATTGTCGTGAACGGCCCTCCCATCGCGGGAGGGCCGTTGTCGTTGGTGGGCCGCGCGGTAACTCGAGTTACCGAGTTACGGCCGCAAAACAGCGTGGATTCTTCCCCCGTCGCAAGCAGCCCGAGCCCCGTGAGGGCCGGGTCAGACGAGCGAGGAGTTCCACGTGTTCCAGCAAGACTCAATCGGTAAGGCGACGGACGGGAACGATGAGGCACCTGCTGCGGAAGAGCATATCACGCTCTCGCAGGCGGCGAAACTCGCCCCGGGCCGACCTTCGCCCAACTGCGTGTGGCGGTGGTGCCGCGAGGGCGTCAAGGCTGCGTCCGGCCAGCGCGTGCGGCTCAAGCACGTGCGCTTCGGCTCCCGCATCTACACCACGCGCCAATGGCTGAGCGCCTTTGGCCTCGCACTTGCCGAGGCGGACGCTGCCCACTTCGAGCGTGGCGAACAGGCCACGGAGGTCAGTGCTCCTCCCACATCGCCCCGCCGTAGCGGGCGTTCACGCGGAACCGCGCGCGATGAGGCCCGCCGTCGCCACGACCAGGCAGAGCGAGAACTCGAGGAGGCGGGCCTGTGAGCACCACGTTTCCTCTCTCGACCGGCCCGCCGCTCGTGCGGCTCGGCCAAGGCGATTACGTCCGCGACATCTTTCCGCAAGACCTCATTCCTGATGGAGACCACATGACCACGAACACCCTGATGAACCAAATCACCAAGGGTCGCAGGCCCAAGCCCCGCCGTGTGATGCTGTACGGCACGCATGGGATCGGCAAGAGCACGTTCGGCGCGATGGCCGAGAATCCGATCTTCATCCCGACCGAGGACGGCCTCGGCGACATCGACTGCGAGTCGTTCCCGTTGGCCAAGTCGCTCGGCGATGTGATGGCCGCGCTCGAGTCCCTGTACTCCGGCGAGCACGGATACAGAACTGTCGTCATCGACTCGCTGGACTGGCTCGAACGGCTCATCTGGCAGGAGGTCTGCGAGGACGAGCAGGCCGAGAGCATCGAGAAGATCGGGTACGCGAAGGGGTACGCCTTTGCCATCGAGAAGTGGCGGACGGTGCTCGGCGCGCTCGACGCCCTCCGCAGTGACCGTGGCATGACGGTGATCGTCATCGCGCACGCCAAGATTGAAAAGTTCGAGAACCCCGAGACGGTTCCCTACGACCGCTACTCGCCCCGGCTGCACAAACTCGCGTCAGCGCTCGTGCAGGAATGGGCCGATGAGGTGCTCTTCGCCACGTACAAGGTTCTCACCGTCAAGGTGGACGAGGCGTTCAACAAGGCCAAGCACAACGGCGTCGGCACGGGGGAGCGGATCATCCGCACCGTCGAGCGGCCGGCGCACGTCGCCAAGAACCGCCTGAACCTGCCCGAGGAGTTGCCGCTCGACTACCGCGTCTTTGCGGAGCACGTCGCCGCCTCGCGCGGTGAGGCCGCCCCGATCACCCCCACCCAGAACACCGACGCCGCGCCCAGCGAGGGCGCGGTCGCAACCAACTGAAAGGACTCTGACCCATGGCGAACCTGAACAACTTCGACGCGAACAACGTGGACCCCTCCGTCGCCCTCGACCCGATCCCCGCGGGCAAGTACATCGCCGTCATCACCGAGACGGAGATGAAGCCGACCAAGGCCGGCGGCGGGAAGTACCTCCAGCTGACCTTCCAGATCGTCGACGGCGATCACAAGGGCCGCCTGGTCTGGGCGCGGCTCAACCTGGAGAACAAGAGCGAGATGACGGTGAAGATCGCGCGGGGCGAACTGTCCGCGATCTGCCGCGCCGTCGGCGTCATGGCCCCGAAGGACTCGGTCGAACTCCACAACATCCCGCTGGAGATCAACGTCGGGCTGAAGAAGCGCGACGACAACGGCGAGTTCACCAATGTGATCAAGGGATACGCCAAGAAGGGCGGGAACGGGGGCGGGGGCGCTGCGGGCGCTCGCGTGCCCGCAGGCGTCGGCCCGGGGAGCACGCCGCCGTGGAAACGTTGAGCGCAAGTGGCCGCGTCCTCGTGCTCCCGTACCCGCCGAGTGTGAACCACATCTGGCGGCGCGTGGGGCCGAGGACCGTCATCAGCCGCGAGGGCCGGCGCTACCGCAAGGACGTGTGCGCCGCCCTCGCGGCGATGAAGGTCGAGCGGATGAACGGTCGGCTCGCGGTGAGGGTCACCGTCTGCCCGCCCGATCACCGCCGGCGCGACCTGGACAACGTGCAGAAGGCGCTGCTCGACGCGCTGGCGAAGGGCGGTGCGTACCGCGACGACTCGCAGATCGACCGGTTGGTTGTTGAACGCGGCCCGGTGACGCCGGGCGGCAAGGTGCTGGTGGCCATCGCGCAGATGTCCGGCAAAACAGGAGCACACGCATGAACACGCGGACTGACAGGTGGCGTCGAGTCACGATTGAGTTTGGCGAAGAGCAGGTGACCACGGTCGGATCGCTCAAGACCGAGGGCCCGGAGAGCGACGGCCTCGCGAGCGGGATTGCGTTCTGTCTGTCGTGCGTGCTCCGGCAGCTCGATCTGTCCGAGGTCGAGGTCGCCGCGCACCTGCTCAGTAACGCGAACGCCAGGAACGTCAACGAGGAGACCCTTGCGCAGGCCGGCGGTCGCTTCCTTCGCCGCCGAGCGGGATCGGGCGCGTGATGCAACTGCGTCCCTACCAATCCGAAGCCGTGGCCGCGGTGTACGAGCACCTGCGGACCCGCGACGACAACCCCTGCGTGGTGATTCCCACCGGGGGCGGCAAGACGCCCGTCATCGCCACCATCTGCCGCGACGCGGTCGGGCCGTGGACCGGGCGCGTGGTCATCCTGGCCCACGTCAAGGAGCTCCTGGAGCAGGCGGCGGACAAGCTCAGCACCATCGCGCCCGACGTGCCCGTGGGCATCTACTCAGCTGGCCTGAAGCGCAAGGACCTCGGCTACGCCGTCACTATCGCCGGCATCCAGTCCATCTACCAGCGGGCGTGCGACCTCGGGCCGGTGGACCTGCTCATCGTGGACGAAGCGCACCTGATCCCGCCCGATGGCGAGGGGATGTACCGCCAGTTCATCGCCGACGCCAAGGTCGTGAACCCGCTCGCGCGGGTGATCGGCCTGACGGCGACGCCGTTCCGCATGAAGTCGGGGCCGATCTGCGAGCCGGGCAACATCCTCAACCACGTCTGCTACGAGGTCGGCGTTCGCGAGCTGATCGTGCAGGGCTTCCTGTCGCCGCTGCGCACCAAGGCGGGACTCCAGAAAGTCAGCACCGAGGACCTGCACGTTCGCGCCGGCGAGTTCGTCGCCAGCGAGGTCGAGGACCTCATGGACAGCGACGCCCTGGTCGAGGGCGCGTGCGCCGAGATCGTCGAGCACACCAAAAGCCGTTCCGCCACGCTGATCTTCTCGTCGGGCATCCGGCACGGGCAGCACATCGTGGAGGTGCTGAAATCCAAGCACGGAGTCGAGTGCGGGTTCGTGTCCGGTGACACACCCGCGGGCGTGCGGAGCAGCATCCTCGACCGGTTCCGCTCGGGGGCGCTGAAGTACCTCTGCAACGTCAACGTGCTCACCACCGGCTTCGACGCGCCGCACATCGACTGTGTGGCGCTGGTGCGGCCGACCATGTCGCCCGGGCTGTACTACCAGATGGTCGGGCGCGGCTTCCGCCTGCACCCCGGCAAGGCCGACTGCCTCGTGCTCGACTTCGGCGGCAACGTGCTCCGGCACGGCCCGGTGGACGCGATCCGCATCGCCACCGACGACCGTGGCGAGGGCGAAGCGCCGGCGAAGGAGTGCCCGCAGTGTCACGCGCTCATCGCGGCGGGCTACCAGACGTGCCCGGAGTGCGGACACCAGTTTCCCGAGCCCAACAAGCAGAAGCACGAGGCGCAGGCCAGCACCGAGGGCATCCTCAGCGGCCAGACCACGCGCGAGGAGCACCACGTCAGCGAGACGACGTACCACGTTCACATCAAGCGCGGGGACCCCGACGCGCCGCTGACGATGCGTGTCGAGTACCGCGTCGGCTTCAACCGCTACTTCCGCGAGTGGGTCTGCTTCAACCACACCGGGTACGCGCGGACGAAGGCCGAAGCGTGGTGGCGGGCGCGGTCGGTCGAGCCCGTTCCCGGCGGCACCGAGGAGGCGGTCGAGCTCGCGCGGGCCGGGGCGCTCGCCTCGACGCTCTCCATCACCGTCGAGAAGAAGGCGGGCGAGCAGTTCGAGCGGGTGGTGGCGCACCGCCTCGGCGATAAGCCGCCTCGGCTTGAGGGCGACGAAGGCCTGCCCGAGTACGCGCCCGCTAGCACCACGTACGGCATCCCAGACGACGAAATCCCCTTCTGAACAGGAGCACACGATGATCACGATCACGATCGAAGAGACGGATAGGGACGGCCACGTGGTGGGCCGGCACGTGGCTTCGGCCCCCATCGACAAGACTGACGCCAAGGGCGTCGGGTCGCTGCTGGCCCGCAGCGTCGGCGGGCTGATGTACCACGGCCAGACTCGGGCGGAGGTCCCGCTGCTGCTCGCGGCGGCGGGCACGCACCGGTCGAGCCGCTGCACGCAGGCGATCGCCCACGCGATCGGGCTGGCGAAGTACGACTACAGCTTCGACTACGCAGTGAAGCCCGTCGTGGACCTCGACCGGCTCCTCGACTACCGCGCGAGCAAGAAGGACCGCGAGCACGCGGCACAGATGCTCAAGATCATGGGCGCCAGCGTCAAGACGAAGGGGGATGACGAGTAAACCGATGAGCAACGGCCCGTCCAATCTTCTCGACGCGGCGCGGTGGTACCTCGCGCGCGGCTTCGCCCCGATCCCCGTTCCCGCGGGGTCGAAGGTGCCGGTGCTCAAGGGCTGGACCGATATGCGCCTCGCAGAGGCCGACCTGCCCCGGCACTTCAACGGCACCGGGAACATCGGCGTTTTGCTCGGGGAGCCGAGCGGTTGGCTCGTGGATGTGGACCTGGACTGCGAGGAAGCGGTGGCGCTCGCCCCGGCGTTCCTGCCCCCGACGGGTGCGAAGTCGGGCCGGCCCGGCAAGCCGTTGTCGCACTGGTGGTACGTCTGCGAGGGGGCGAAGACCCGCAAGCACCAGGACCCGGCGTCGAAGAAGATGATCGTCGAGCTACGAAGCACCGGGGCGCAGACGGTGGTCGGCCCGAGCGTGCATCCCAGCGGGGAGTTGTACGACCCGCTCGAGGGCGAGCCCGCCGTGGTTGATGCCGAGGAGCTTGCCGCTGCTGTTGCGGCTCTTGCTGAGGCCGTGGTCGGCGGGCGACGCCAGGGGGCGGGAAAGGCGGCGGGCGCGGAATCCGCGCGGAAATCCACGCCCATCCATGTGGCAGGAACGCCATCCGCGCCGGAAGCCGCGCATCCGCGCACCGTGTTCGCCGGGTGTCCCGCCGGGGATGCGCTGGTTCGAAGGGCTGGTGCCTACCTCGACAGCATCCCGCCGGCGATCTCAGGCTCGGGCGGGCACAGCCAGACGTACGCGGCCGCGACGGCGATGGTGCACGGGTTCGGCCTCGACCCGGAGGCGGCGTTCTCGCTGCTGTGGGACCGGTACAACCCGCGGTGCGAGCCGCCGTGGTCGGAGAAGGAACTGCGGCACAAGGTCAGCGACGCCGCGAGCAAGCCGCACGATCGCCCGCACGGGTGGCTGCGCGATGCGGGCCCGGTCGAGGCCACCGACGTGGATCTCTCCGGGTTCGATCCGGAGCGACGGCGCGGCGCGCCCGAGCGTCCACGCTCTGAGAGGCCGCCTGACCCAGGGCCGTTCCCCGAGCACCTCCTCCGCGTCCCCGGCTTCATCGAGCAGGTCGTGGCGCACAATCTGGCGACGGCCACACGGCCGCAGCCCGTGCTGGCGCTGGCGGCCGCGATCTGCCTCCAGGCCGTGCTGGCGGCGAGGAAGGTCCGCGACGAGCGAGGCAACCGGACCAACGTCTACTGCGTCGGCGTCGCCCCCTCCGGCGCGGGCAAGGACAACGCCCGCAAGGTGAACAAAAACATCCTCTTCGCCGCCGACATGGTCGAGCACGAGGGTAACGAGGACCTTGCGTCCGACGCCGGTCTCATCACGGCCGTCGAGGCCGAGCCGGCGATCCTGTTCCAGATCGACGAGTTCGGCCGCTTCCTTCGCACCATCGGCGACCCGAAGAAGGCCCCCCACCTGTTCAACGTGCTGACAGCGCTCATGAAGCTCTACAGCAGCGCCGACACAGTCTTCCGGGGCAAGGCCTACGCCGACAAGAAGCGGAACAAGGTGGTCGATCAGCCGTGCGTGAGCGTTTACGGAACGACCGTCCCGGAGCACTTCTTCGAGTCGCTCACCGCCGACAGCCTCAGCGACGGGTTCATCGCCCGGTTGCTGGTGTTCGAGGCGGCGGAGACGCCGGCGCGGCAGCGCGCCAAGGCGACGGGCGTCCCCGACGCGATCAAGCAGGCCGCTGAGTGGTGGGGATCGTTCAAGCCCGGCGGCAACCTCGCCCCCGAGCACCCCCAGCCGATCGTGGTCGAGGCCACGCCGGAGGCGGGCGCGGTGTTCGATGCGCTCGCCGCGATGGTGGACGCCGAGTTCGGGAAGCCGGATGAGACGGGAAGGTCGCTGTGGGCCCGTGCCGAGGAGAAGGCGTGCCGCCTCGCGCTGATCTACGCCTGCTCTGCGAACGCCCAGAAGCCGGTCATCGACGAGGACGCCGCCCGCTGGGCGTGCGACCTGTCGGAGTACCTGACCCGCCGGATGCTCTACATCGCCCACGAGTGGGTCGCCGACGGCGTGTTCGACGCCCGGCAGAAGCGCGTGGTGCGGGTGGTGCGCAAGGCGGGCGGAAAGATCTCCCGCAGCGAACTCTGCCGCAAGACACAGTGGTTGACCCAGCGGGAGCGGCAGGAAGTGATCGACAACCTCCTGGAAACGCAGCAGTTGCGGCAGGAGGAGGAATCGACGGCAACCCGGCCGAGGGTCTGGTATGTGCTGGCATGAGCCGAAAAGTTCAATCATTCATCCATTCACCGCGCGCGCACGCGGGTCGCGTACGCGCGGGCACGGACATGGGCGTAAGGGAGGTATTGAAAGATTGAAGAATCTCTCTCTTTCATCATGTACTCCCCTGACCCCTGACCGGGCCGCGCCTACCGAGAGCCAAACGGCGCGCGGGGTGGTTGCGAATGGTTCCTTCCCGCCAGAAACCGCCAAGCAGCGCCGCCGGGAACAGCCGCAAGGGGAGACTGAGTTTGTTTGCGCTGTCCGACCGGGGGCGGGTGGGGCGGGCTTGGGGTACGCCGCCCCGCCAGGAACGCGACGTGGGCCAACGTGGGCCGTCCCGCGGCCAACGGGCGTCGGGGGGTGGGCGGCCCGTAGTGGGCGGGATTCGGGGCGCTGAACGCCCCCGGACGGGCCCGTAGCCCGAGCGATCCATCCAACCAGCGATCCAGCCATCCCCGGACCTGCCGCATGTGCGGCGGCCCACCACGACGCCCCACGCGCTGGCGCTTGGCGCCGCGCGTCCGAACGGAGATCGCTGTGAACATCGAGACGCTTTCCATCGACGCCGTCAAGGAGTACGACCGCAACCCTCGCACCATCAGCGACGCCGCCATCGACGCGGTCGCCAAGAGCATCGAGGCCTTCGGCTTCAAGATCCCGATCCTGATCGACGCCGACGGCGTCATCATCGCCGGGCACACCCGCCTCCGCGCCGCGCGGAAACTCGGGCTGAAGGAGGTGCCGACGATCCGGGCGTCCGACCTGACGCCCGACCAGGTCAAGGCCCTGCGGATCGCGGACAACAAGCTCCATGAGCTCTCCGCGTGGGACATGGAGCTCCTGCCGATCGAACTCGCCGACCTCAAGGGCGTGGACTTCGATCTGGCGGTGCTCGGTTTCAGCGCCGACGACCTCGCGGCGATCATGGCCCCCGCAGGGAATGATGGCCTCACCGACCCGGACGATGTGCCCGCACCACCGGACGCAGCGACGACGGTGCCCGGTGACATCTGGGTGCTCGGCAACCACCGGCTCATGTGCGGCGACTCGTCGAAGCCCGAGGACCTGGACCGCCTGCTCGACGGGCAGCCGATCCATCTCGTGAACACGGACCCGCCGTACAACGTGAAGGTCGAGCCGCGCAGCAACAACGCGATCGCCGCGGGCATCACGTCCTTCTCGCGGCGCGAGGACCTGCAGTGCGAGCGTTCGCAGAGCGAGCGCGGCAAGAAGGACCGCGAGCGCCTGGCCCGCAAGAACACCCACCACCAGTCGATGGACCTGGCCCGGCACCCCGAGAAGGCCCAGCCGACGACCAGGAAGATGCGCGCCAAGGACCGGCCGCTGGCCAACGACTTCGTCTCCGACGACGAGTTCGATCGGCTGCTCGCGGCGTGGTTCGGCAACATCGCCCGCGTGCTGATCCCGGGCGGTGGGTTCTACATCTGGGGCGGTTACGCCAACTGCGCCAACTACCCGCCGGTCCTGAAGGCGATGGAGTTGTACTTCAGCCAGGCGATCATCTGGATCAAGGAGCACCCGGTCCTCACGCGCAAGGACTTCATGGGCAATCACGAGTGGTGCTTCTACGGCTGGCGCGAGGGCGCTGCGCACCGTTTCTTCGGCCCCAACAACGTGCCGGACACATGGTCCATCAAGAAGGTGAACCCCAACGCGATGGTCCATCTGACCGAGAAGCCGGTCGAGCTCGCTCGACGGGCGATGGAGTACTCCTCGCGCCCGGGCGAGAACGTGCTGGACCTCTTCGGCGGCAGCGGCTCGACGCTCATCGCGGCGGAGATGACGGGGCGGCGGGCGTACCTGATGGAACTCGACCCGCTCTACTGCGATGTCATCGTGCAGCGCTGGGAGAAGTTCGCGGGCCGCAAGGCGGAGCGGCTGACCGCGGAGGCGCGGTCGTGATTCACGACTCAACCTACTGCGTGCTTCCTCAGGAAGGCGGCGACATCGGACTTGGGGACGCGACCCTGGGCGACCTCGATCACGTAGTCGGCCAATGCGTCGTCATCGATCGCGATCTCGATTCCGTTGAGATCGAGGAACACCAGTGCCGCAGCGGTGCCGGTCCGCTTGTTCCCATCCACGAACGGATGATTCTGCACGATGTGGTAGAGATACGCCGCCGCCATCTCGAAGAGGTCCCCGTGCAGGTACCTCCCGTCGAACATGGCGCGCGGCGTGTCCACGGCGGAGGTCAGCAGCCCAGGATCGCGCAGGTCCGGGCTGCCGCCGTACCGCTCGATTTGGTCCTGGTGAATCGTCAGGACGTCATCAACGCCGAGGAATATGGGCTGGTCCACGCGTCACTCCGCGAGCTTGCGGAGGGCCTTGCCGTGCCGGGCGTTGATCCTGGCGAGCGACTTGCCGACCCGGGCGCCGCGGCTCTCGGGGCTCACGGGCGTGATCGTGAGGACCTTCCCGTCCGTGCTCACCTCCAGTGGCGAGTCCGGCTCGATCCGGAGGAGTTCGAGGATGGGCTTGTCGATGATCAGGGCGTAACTGTTGCCGTGCTTGGTGAGCGTCTTGACCATGCGGGCCTCCGTGGCGTGATACTACGATGTATGTACGAAGTATATCCATCGGCGGTTCAGGGACAAGGCTTGAGGCGGGTGGATACGCCGCAGAAACGCCCCGGCAACGGGCCGGGGCGGGAGCATTCTCGGACTGACGCTGGGGGGTCAGTTCGCCTTGCCCGCGACGAAGACGCCGCGCTCGTGCTTCTTGAAGCGGGCCTTGTCTCCCTTCGCAGCGATCTCGCGGATGATGGCGGCGTAGAGCGTGGCCTCGGGGGTCTTGCCGCCGGGCGAGCGCCACAGGCCCTTGGCCTCCATCGCGGCGATCATCTCCTTGGCCCGCATCGGCACCTCGCTGGCGGCGAGCACCTGGGCGGCGGCGTCGAGCGCGCTGACGCGCTTGGGCTTGACGGGCTTCGGAGCCTTCAGCACCTTCGGCGTCGTCGCTGCATTCGCCTTGGACTTCGGGGCCGTCGAAGCCTTCGCGGCCTTGTCGCTCTTGGGTGCCTTGCTCTTCGCCTTCGCGTGGGGCGCGTCCGGGGCGGGGCCGAGCACCGCCGGGCCGAAGACCGCGACCGCCGCCCGCTCGGCGAGGCGGTGGGCCTCCTCGCGCGTCGGCGGGGTCGTGTCGTCGGGCGTCGCGGTTGCCTTCGTGGCCTTGCGGGCCTTCCACGCCGCGCTTATCTCGCGCTGGACCTTGCCCATGTTCCTGACCGATCCCTTGCGTGCCATGTCGGACTCCTTCTGTCGGGTGCGAATGCCCGCCGCACGCTGCGGCGGGTCGTGGGGGGAAGCGTGGCGGACGCGGCTCCCCGCGTCGCCGCGCGGCGGGGGTCACTCGGCGTCGCGCAGGAACTCCTCGATGCGCTCGCGCTCCATCCCGCTGAGGAAGCCGACCAGGTAGATCAGGTCGCTGCGGACCTTGCCGAGGTTGCCGGGCAGGCCCCAGTTGCGCGGGTCGGCCTTGGCTCGCTCGTCGTGCTTGTCGAGCTCCATCTCGAGCACGTCGAGCAGGCGGGCGATGTCGCTGCGGCGGGCGGCGTAGATCTCGGCGGCGGTGGGTTCGGTCTTCGTGGTCTTGGGGGTGCGCTTGGTCATGGTCGTGCTCCTTGGGGTTCGAGGTGCTGGTGGTCTCCGGTAAACACCGAAGCCCGCGTGACGCGGGCTTCAGGTCGTCGGGTCGGTTGGGAGTTCGGGGTTTCGCGGCCCCGCCGGGGCTTCCCGCCCGGTCGCTTCGCGGGCCGCGTCGGTTCGTCCCTGGCGGTAGCCGGTGTGCAGCCCCTCGCGGTAGCCGCTCTCGAAGGCGTGGCGGACCAGGTCGCGGATCGACCAGACCGGGATCTCGTGGATGTCGAGGCAGTCGCGCTTGCGCGTCTCCAGCGTCTCGAGCAGCAGTTCGACCTTGGCCCATTCCATCTCGGCGTCGAGGGCCTTCTGCTTGGTGATCGCGTCGATGTTGGTGCGCTTGGTGCTCACGGCGGCGTCCTTTCAGCGGTTGGTGGTGATCGAGGCGAGGAGGGCGGCGATCGCGTGGGCGACGTTCAGCACCGCCGCGGTGGTGCGGACCTCGTCGGGCGTGCCGAGTCGGAAGGACGCGCTCGAAACAGTGACCTCCCACACCGACCCGTAGGCGACGTGGGCGTTGATGCAGATCGGGCTGCCGCCGGGCGTGGGCAGGTCGATGCTGACCTCCGGGTTCGCCGTCCCCCCCGCGTCGCTGTGCGCCACCTTGGCAAAGCCGAAGGGCGTGGTGTTGGCGAGCGCCCGCAGGGCGGGGAGCATCGCGTCGAGGTCGGCCTTGGTCGGGATGGTGTTCTTCGTGTTCATCGCTGCGCTCTCCTTCGTGGGGGTCGCGGGGTTCCGGCCCGCGTTGTGACACATGAAGCCGTGACATCGCGCGGACATCAAGGCGATTCGGCGAGGATTCGCCGAGAATCTGCGGCTTGTGGGCAAACATGCCGACACGGGGCCACCCGGGCGGGAGTTCCAACGCCGGGAGGTCCGGGATGACTCCCGAACACGCGCCTAGTGCCGGCCCCTCTCCCGCCGCACAGGGAATGTCCCGGCTGAATCCGGGCGCGCTGTCGGTGGCCGACGCCGCCCGCGTGCTGTCGCGCCTCGGCGGCAAGTCCGTCACGGAGGAGATGCTCCGCGCCGACATCGACGCCGGCGCGCCAACGAACGCGAACGGCACCATCAACCTCGTGCATTACGCGGCGTGGCTGGTGAAGGAGATGGCGGCTTCCGGAGGTGGTGGTGGCGATTGACCCGCGCCAACTCAGGCCCGGCGAACTCGCGCGGTTGCTGAACAGCACACCGCTGGGCGAGGTGATCAGCGAGCGGCAGCTCCACCGTCACCGCACGCGCGCGGGGTTCCGCGTCGTGGCGGATGGCGACGCGGGGAAGGTGGATCTGTTCCGGTACGTCGCGTGGCTCGTCACGACCCGGCACGAGGCGCTCGCGGAGGCGGCCCGCCAGCCGGAGGGGCTGACAGGCTACGAGGCGATGAAGGAGCGGGCGCGGCAGCGCAACGCCATGCTCTCGCTCTCGGGGAGGGACATCGGCGACCTGCCTGAGGTGGCAGACCCCAAGCGGAAGGAGAGGGCGGCACGCGACTTCCGGTACTTCTGCGAGGCGTACTTCCCGCAGACGTTCCACCTCAAGTGGTCGGACGATCACCTGAAGGTCATCGCCAAGATCGAGCAGGCGGTGCTGGAGGGCGGGCTGTTCGCGATGGCTATGCCGCGCGGCAGCGGCAAGACCAGCCTGTGCGAGACCGCCTGCCTCTGGGCGCTCGTGTGCGGGCACCGGGAGTTTGTGGCGCTCGTCGGCTCGGACGAAGAGCACGCGGCGGGGATGCTCGAGTCGATCAAGGCGGAGCTGGAGAACAGCGAGGTCCTCGGGGCCGACTTCCCGGAGGTCTGCCATCCCATCCGCTCGCTGGAGGGCATCCACCAGCGTGCGTCGGGACAGTTGTACCAGGGCAGGCAGACGCACATCGGGTGGACGGCGCGCGAGATCGTGCTGCCGACCATCCCGGGTTCGGCGGCGTCGGGGTCCATCATCCGCGTCGCGGGGATCACCGGGCGCATCCGTGGCATGAAGCACAAGCGCGTCGATGGCGTGAGCGTTCGCCCGTCGCTCGTGCTGATCGACGATCCGCAGACCGACGAGAGCGCGCGGTCCCCGTCGCAGTGCGCCAACCGCGAGCGAATCCTCGCCGGCGCGATCCTGGGCCTGGCTGGGCCGGGGAAGAAGATCGCGGGGCTGATGACGCTGACGGTGGTCCGCCCGGACGACCTGGCCGATCGCATCCTCGATCGGGACAAGCACCCGCAGTGGCAGGGCGAGCGGACGAAGATGGTGTACGCCTTCCCGGCGCGGGAGGCGCTGTGGCAGCGGTACGCGGAGATCCGGGCCGAGGGGCTGCGCAGCGACCGGGGCATCAAGGCGGCCACGGAGTTTTACAAGCAGCACCGGATCGCGATGGACGAGGGTGCGGTGGTCGCCTGGCCCGAGCGATTCAACCACGACGAGATCTCCGCCCTCCAGCACGCGATGAACCTGAAGCTCCAGAACGAGGCGGCGTTCTTCGCGGAGTACCAGAACGAGCCGCTGCCGGAGGTGCAGGCGACTGACGACCTGCTCAGCGCCGACCAGATCGCGGCGAAGTTGAGCGGGCACCCGCGCGGAGAGGTGCCCCTGGGCTGCACGCGCCTGACGATGTTCGTGGACGTGCAGGGCAAGGCGCTGTTCTACCTGGTGGCCGCGTGGGAGAACGACTTTACGGGCTACGTCATCGACTACGGCACCGAACCCGACCAGAAGGCCCCCCACGGGTACTTCACGCTCCGCGACCTGCGGCGGACGCTGGCGACGGCCGCGCCCCGTGCCGGTGTCGAGGGAGCGATCTACGCCGGGCTGGAGCGGTTGATCGGCGCGACCGTTGCCCGCGAGTGGCGGCGCGACGACGGCGCGATGGTGCGCATCGACCGCTGCCTGATCGATGCCAACTGGGGCTCGTCCACGGACGTGGTGTACCAGTTCTGCCGCCAGTCCCCGCACGCGGGCGTGCTCATGCCCAGCCACGGGCGGTACGTCGGGGCGTCGAGCGTCCCGTTCTCGGATTACAAGCGCAAGCGCGGCGAGCGCGTCGGGCTCAACTGGCGCGTGCCCGTGGTGACGGGCAAGCGCGCCGTGCGGCACGTCGTCTTCGACACGAACTACTGGAAATCGTTCGTGCACGCACGCCTGGCGGTGCCGATGGGCGACCCTGGCTGTCTGTCTCTCTTCGGCAGCAAGCCGGAGGCGCACCGGCTCATCGCCGAGCACCTGACCAGCGAGTACCGCGTGAAGACCGAGGGTCGGGGCCGCACAGTCGATGAGTGGAAGCTCCGCGTCGACGGGCTCGACAACCACTGGCTCGACTGCCTTGTCGGCGCGGCGGTGGCGGCGTCGATGCATGGGGTGGTGCTTTTCGGAACGGACGCCGAGGCAACGCCGCGCCGGCGGCTGCGGCTGTCGGCGCTGCAGCACGGGAGAAAGACATGGTGAAGGACTCACCGGCTGTCAACCCGAGTGCGCGCGAGGCACGCGGCCTGCGATGCCCCAAGTGCGGGTGCGGCCACCTTCCGGTGCGGTACACGCGGCAGCAGAACGGCCACATCATGCGGGTAAGACGGTGCCGCCACTGCGGGCACCGCGTCGTCACCCGCGAGCGTCCGTAGCGCCGCCCCCCCCCTGGTACACATCTGTACGAACCTGCTGCGCCGAGGAGTCTCCGCGAGGTTTTGACGCGGCGGCGCGTCGGAATGGGTGGATGATCACGCACATCCCACCCATGACCGACGCGCGCACCGCAGCCAAACTCAAGCTCGAACTGCGGCTGACACCCGGTGTCGACCGCGAGGACGCGGCGCAGGAGGCATGGCTCGCGCACATGGAGGGACGCAATCCTGCCCGCGCCGTCAACACCTTCGCGCAGCGCGAGCGGCGGTACCGTCGCAGGCAGCGTGCCGTAGGCGGGCGTGCCGAAGTGCTCGGCGCGACGGAGCACTGCCATGCCCGGTGATCCCCAAGCCACGCCCGGTCTTGACCACACCATCCGCGACAACGCGTCTCAGCCCGCGAAGGCGTCGGTGGACGGCCAGACTGTCGAGCAGCATTCGCTGAAGGACCAGATCGAGGCGGATCGGTACCTCGCGTCGAAGCAGGCCGCGCGGACGCCAAGGAATGCCCTGCGGCTGACGCGACTGGTTCCGCCCGGGGCGGAGGGGGGCTGATGCTCGGACTCTTCAAACTCCGTTCGAGCACCCCCCACGCTCCCGCTCCGCCGAGGGGTCGCTCGGCCCACAAGGGCGGCTTCCTGCGTCGGCTCGTCGTGGGCACCGCGCTCCGCGCCGGGTTCGACTCGGCCGTCACCAACGACCTCAACCGCAAGCATTGGGCCAACGCCGACGGCCTGAGCGCCGATGCGGCCGCTTCGCCCGAGGTTCGGCGGACGCTCCGCAACCGCGCCCGCTACGAGACGGCGAACAACGCCTACGCGAAGGGCATCGTGCTGACCCTCGCCAACGACGTGGTGGGCACCGGCCCGCGCCTGCAGCTGCTCACCGAGGACGACGACGCCAACGAGCGGATCGAACAAGCGTTCATGTCGTGGACGAAGGCGATCGGGCTGCCGGAGAAGCTGCGCACCATGCGGGCCTCCCGCGCCACTGATGGTGAAGTGTTCGCGGTTCTCGTGAGCAATCCCCGACTGCCGACGCCCGTCAAACTCGACATCCGGCTCGTCGAGGCCGACCAGGTCACGACGCCGGACCTCTGGCCCGTGGACGACAACGCGGTGGACGGCATTGTCTTCGACGCCTTCGGCAACCCGGTCGAGTACCACGTCCTCAAGGGGCACCCGGGCGACACACGCACCGGATTCCTTGGGATCGAGTACGACCGCCTGCCCGCCGAGTCGGTGCTGCATTACTTCCGGGTCGATCGCGCCGGACAGAGCCGCGGCGTCCCGGACATCACGCCGGCGCTGCCGCTCTTCGCGCAGTTGCGCCGGTTCACGCTGGCGGTGCTGGGCGCGGCGGAGACCGCCGCCGACTTTGCGGGCATTCTCTACACCGACGCCCCCGCCAACGGCGAGGCCGAGGCGGTCGAGCCGATGGACGCCATCGAGCTCGAGGCCCGCTCGCTCCTGACCATGCCCGGCGGCTGGAAGATGGCGCAGGTGCAGGCCGAACAGCCCTCGACCACCTACGCCGAGTTCAAGCGTGAGATCCTCAACGAGATCGCCCGCTGCCTGAACATGCCCTTCAACGTCGCGGCGTGCAACTCGTCGGGGTACAACTACGCCAGCGGTCGCCTCGACCACCAGACGTACTTCAAGAGCATCCGCGTCGAGCAGGAGCACCTGGCTTGCGTCGTGCTCGACCGGCTCCTCGACGCGTGGCTGCGCGAGGCGGTGCTGATCTCGGATCTGCTGCCGCTCCCGGTGCGCACGCTGGTCGCCGGCGGTCAGAGTCTCCCGCACCAGTGGTTCTGGGATGGCAACGAGCACGTGGACCCGGCCAAGGAGGCGACGGCGCAGGCGACGCGTCTGGCGTCGCACACCACCACGCTCGCAGCGGAGTACGCCAAGCAGGGACGCGACTGGGAGAACGAACTCCGCCAGCGGGCCAAGGAATTCTCGCTGATGAAGGAGCTGGGGCTCGCGCCCGAGCAGGCCGAGTCGCTCGCTCCTGTCGGTACGGGCAAGGAGGACGACGATGCCGAGTGAACGGCTGCTGAACCTGTGCGCACCCGTCGAGGGTTGGATCGAAGCCGCCCCTGCGACGGGCGATGGGCAGGCCGCGAGCCTTCGCCGGTTCTCGATGGTGGCCTACACCGGCGGGCCGATGGTCCTGGCGGGCTGGCCGCACCCCGTAGTCGTCGACCTCGCGGGGCTGCAGGTCGCCGGCGGCGGCTTGAAGAGTCGCCCGATCCTCAAGGACCACAATCGCTCCCTCATCGTCGGGCACACCGATTCGGTCCGCATCGAGGGCTCGCAACTGCTCGTCTCGGGAGTGATCTCCGGGGCCGGGCCTGTGGCGCGAGAGATTGTCGAGAGCAGCCGGAACGGCTTCCCGTGGCAGGCGTCGCTGGGCGCGATCGCCGGGCAGATGGAGTACGTGCCCAAGGGCAAGAAGGCCTCGGCCAACGGACGCGAGTTCGAGGGCCCCGTGCTGATCGCACGCAAGAGCACGCTGGGCGAGGTGAGTTTCGTGGCGCTGGGCGCGGACGACAACACGAGCGCGGCGGTCGCCGCCGGCGCTGTGCGGCCACCCACATCAGGCAAGGAGGACGACATGACGTTCGAGCAGTGGCTTGAGGCCAAGGGCTTTGACCCCGCTTGCCTCACCGACACGCAGAAGACCAACCTCGAGGCCCTGTTCAACGCCGAGTCCCAAGCCCCCCAGGGGGCGGGCGGCATGGATGCCGATCCCGACGGGGACGGCGAAGCGGGCGAGAGCACGGACGCCACCCCGCCGATCGCCCGCCTCCGCGCCGAGGTGGCCGCCGAGTCCAGGCGGATCGCCGAGGTCCGGCGGATCTGCGCTGTCGGCGGCGGGAAGCACGCCGAGATCGAGGCCAGGGCCATCGCCGAGGGTTGGGACGCGAACAAGACCGAGCTCGCGGTGCTCCGCGCCGAGCGCCCGTCGCTGGTCGGGGGCGGCGTTCGTGGCGACAAGGACCCCGCTCAGGCGGGCCTCGCCCTGGAGGCCGCGCTGTGCCTCTCGGCGGGTCTGCCCGAGAAGCAGGTGGGCGAGTGGTACGACGATCGCACCATGAACGCCGCGTTGGCACGCGATCTGCGCGGGGCGGGGCTGCACTCGCTCATGTACGAGGTCATCCGCGCGGGCGGCGAGCACGCGCGCCCGGGGCGCGTGGACAACGACACCATCCGGACCGCCTTCAACGCCGAGCGGCGGCTCATCCAGGCGGCGGGCGGGGGTGGGGGTTTCACCACGATCTCGCTCTCGGGCATCCTGTCCAACGTCGCCAACAAGACCATGCTCGCGGCGTACACCGCCGTCGAGAGCGTCGTGGGCCACTTCTGCGCCGAGACGGACGTGAACGACTTCAAGGAGGTCACGCGCTACCGGCTCACCGGCAACGGCGTCTTCGAGAAGGTCGGCCCCGACGGAGAGCTCAAGCACGCGGGGCTCAGCGAGCAGGCGTACACCAACAAGGTCGAGACGTTCGGGCGGATGATCGCGCTCACGCGGCAGATGATGATCAACGACGACCTGGGGGCGTTCCTCCAGATCCCGCGCATCATCGGGCGCATGTCCGCCCTCAAGCGCGAGGAGGCGGTCTTCGAGCTGCTCCTGGCCAACCCGGCCAACTTCTTCGGCGTCGGCAACAAGAACTTCTTCTCGGGCGCGGACACGGCCCTGTCGATCGATGCCCTGACCAAGGGCGAGCAGATGTTCCTCGACCAGACCGACACGGACGGCAAGCCGATCCTGCTAGCCCCCGCCGTGCTGCTCGTGCCGTCGTCCCTCAAGGTCGCGGCCCAGGTCCTGATGACCGAGACGCGGATCAACGAGACGACCACCACCGACAAGGGCAAGCCCAGCGTCAACCCGCACGCGGGCAAGTGGAAGCCGGTCGCCAGCCCCTACCTCAACGCGCAGGGCATCTCGGGCGGAAGCGCCAAGGCGTGGTACCTCTTCGCCAACCCGGCGGACGTGGCGGCTATCGAGATCGCGTACCTGCGCGGCAAGCGCACGCCGACCATCGAGAGCGGCGAGACGGACTTCAACACGCTGGGGATGCAGTGGCGCGGCTACTTCGACTTCGGCGTCGCCATGCAGGACTTCCGCGCGGCGGTCAAGAGCAAGGGCGAGGCGTAACCCCCCATGGGCGACTCGATCCCGATCGGAGGCGAAGGCGGCGATGGCGAGCCGGGCGGCGAGCCCGGCTCCGGAGGATCACAAATGTCCACGACGAAGTTCGTACACGAAGGCGCGGCGATCGACTACACCCCCGGGGCCGATATCCCCGCGGGCACGGTCGTCGTGCAGGGCGAGTTGGTCGGCACCACGCGCGTCGACCTCAAGGCCAATCAACTCGGCTCGCTGGCGGTGCAGGGAGTCTTCGACTTTCCCAAGGCCGCCGGCGCAGGCACGGCGTTCACCGTCGGCACGCTGGCGTACTGGGACGCGATCGCCAAGGTCGCCACCAAGACCGCCGCCGGCAACAAGGTGATCGGCAAGGCCGTGCGTGCCGCGGCGGATGCCGACACCACGGTGCGCATTCGCATGTCGCAGTAACCCCGGCGAGAGGAGGCTCGGCATGGGTGACCTGCTCGAACAGGGCGCAGCGTTCCTCGACGACCAGCGGCATCGGCACATGAGCCGCACCGTGGTCTACAGGCGCGGGGCAGACGAGAAGGAAGTCCAGGCCACCATCGGCCGCACGGAGTTCGAGCAGGCGGACGAGGCGGGCCTGATCCACCGCGTCGAGTCGCGGGACTTCCTCGTGCGGACGGCGGATCTGGATCTGGGCGCTGGTCCGATCCTCCCGCGGGCGGGCGACCAGGTGCGAGAGACGGTTGGTACGAGCGTGTTCGTGTACGAGGTCAACGCCCCCGGCGGGCAGCCGCCCTGGCGATTCAGCGACCCGTACCGGCGAGTGATGCGGGTTCACACGAAGTTCGTGGGCACGGAGGCGTGATGACGGGAGCAAACGCACAGAACGGCACCAACGGCGGCAAGGCGTCGCTGCGCGTGCAGTGGGCGGGGATCGTCGTCATGATCCTGTTTGCGGCGGGCGCGATGACGGTCCAGTGGGGCGTCGTCACCGCCAAGCTCCAGCAGGTCGAGAAGCGCCTGGACGAACTGATCGTCGAGGCCCGGGCCCTGCGCACCGAGTACCAGGCGATCGAGCGGCGGGTGTCGTACCTCGAAGGGCGGCTGAATGGGAGGCCGGGGCAGTGAGCACTATCGCAGCCATTGCCGACGCCGTCGCCGCGCACATCAACGCCGGGACGTACTCGCGCCCGGTGAGCGCCAAGCGGATGTACCAGCCCGCCTTCACGCTGGAGGACCTCAAGGACCTGCGCGTGTCGGTCGTGCCGCGGACGGTCGGCATCTCCGCCGCCAGCCGTGACAGCAGCACCTTCGAGTGCATCATCGACGTGGGCGTGCAGCAGAAGCTGCCGGCCCCCCACGAGGGCGAGCAGGCCGAGATCGACGCTCTGCTCGACCTCGTCGAAGAGATCGCCGACCGCCTGCGGCTGGCGAGGCTCCCCGGCGCACCCGAGGCCGCGTGGGCTGGCATCGCCCACGAGCCGGTGGTGGCGAGCGAGTCGCTGGAGCAGCACCTGGTGTTCACCAGCGTCCTGAGCGTCACCTACCGGGTGCGGGGGTAGCCAATGAGGAACTTCATCGCGCTGAAGATCGACCTGGACAGCACCTACGTATCGCTCTCGGCGACGCCGCTGGTGGCGACGTGCACGCTGACGTTCGCGCACACCAACACGCAGGACGCCACGCTCAAGGGGACCGACGGCAAGGAACTGCTGATCCCGCCGGGCGCGCAGTATCGCCTGGAGCGCGTGGACCTGTCGCAGATCCAGATCAAGAGCAAGGCGGGCGAGTGCGCGTACGTGGTCGGGCACGGCGGCTGAGCCCCCACCTCACCCCCACGAGAGGCAAGGAGACCGGCAATGGCGATCAAACTGGGCATGGAGGCGGTCCTCAAGTACAAGGTCGGCGGGCAGGCCGGCGGCGGCGCGTGGACGGCCCTTGGCAACGTCAAGGACGTGACGCTCAACCTTGAAACCGGCGAGGCCGACGTGACCACCCGCGCCAACGCGGGCTGGCGGGCCACCGTCGGCACGCTCAAGGAAGCCAGCGTCGAGTTCGAGATGGTGTGGGACACTGGCGATGCGGGGTTCACCGCCATCAAGAACGCCTTCTTCAACAACGCCGTCATCGGCCTTCAGGTCCTCGACGGGACCAGCGGCCAGGGCCTTCAGGCGGACTTCTCGATCACCAACTTCTCGCGCAGCGAGGCACTCGAGGAGGCCATCACCGTCTCGGTCACCGCCAAGGTGACGTACTCGGCCACGGCGCCCTCATGGATCGGCGGCTAACTCACACGGCAATCAGTCAGGAGGCACGGATGCGGGCATTTACCGACAACGCGGGCAGGCAGTGGCAGGTCGAGATCAACGTCGCGGCCCTCAAACGGGTGCGCGGCCTCGTGCGCGTGGACCTCATGCAGCCCATCGAGGGCACGGGCGGGCTGCTGGAGCGGCTCGTCCGCGACCCGGTGCTGCTGTGCGATGTGGTCTACGCCCTCTGCAAGCCCGAGGCCGACACGCGCGGCGTCAGCGACGAGGACTTCGGCCGGGCGATGGCGGGCGACGCCATCGAGCACGCCACCGCGGCGGTGCTGGAGGAGCTCGTGTCTTTCTGCCCGAGCCCGAGGGACCGGGCCAACCTCGGGCGGGTGCTCCAGGCCACGCGGGAGGTGATGGACAAGGCGCGCGACCTGGCGACGCGGCGGATCGATCACCTGATCCAGAGCGGGGAACTGGATCGCCTGGCGGAGAGCGCGCTGGGCGAGGACCCACAGCCGCCGACGCCTGGCGGCACGTCTGGTACTGCGCCGGAGCCGTCGGCGTCGATCCCGGCCCACTGACGCTCCGCGAGTTGATGGAGATGCTCGAAGGGCGGCAGCGACACGACTGGTCCATCGCTTCCTCGTGCCTCTCGGTCATCGCAAACCTGCACCGCGATCCCAGGCGCACGCGATCGTTCAAGCCCAGCGACTTCGACCCGTTCGCCGCCCACGCACGCCAACGCCCAGTCACGGTGCCCGTCTCGGTCCTCAAGGACGTGTTCATCGACGGCAGGCTCCCCGCAATCACCCCCGCACCGACCAAGGAGGATCACAGATGACCACCCGCCACTATGTCTACCTCGCCGGCCTGGCGCTCCTCACGCTCGTGCTCGCGTCGTGCGCCGGGATCGACTTGGGCGACCTCGTCAAGGTCAAGACGCCCAACGCCATCCAGCAGACCACCGGCCTGCGCGCGACGCTCTCACTGAACGAGGCAGAGGCCGAGTACCAGAACTGGTTCAACCAGACGCAGGCCACCGGCGCGCAGTGGAAGGGCAACATCGAACGGGCCGGCGAGGTCCGCGGGCTGCTCGGGCAACTGACGCTCTCGGCCCTCGACACCGTGGGCCCGACCGTCGCGGGCCTGCCCGTGCTCGGGCCGGCCCTGCCCGCGCTCACCGGCATCGTCGGTCTGTTCATCGGATCGGGCCGTCTCCGCAAGGAGAAGGAGGCGTCGTTCAACAAAGGCCTGGAGAAAGGCCGCGGCCTGACGGGCGAGGCCTGATCGGTTCCCGGTCCCGGTTCCCCCCGCTCCAGCGAGCAAGGAGGCTCCCATGCAGATCGTCCCCGGCAAGTTCATCCGCGTCCCCAACAAGCCGCCGTACCAGCACCCCGCCGCCAGCCCCGACTACTTCGCCACGCGGGGCGAGGTGGTGTGTGGCGGGCGGCGCGCGGATCTCGACCTGCTCTTCACGCCCACGGAACTGCGCCGGGCCGCGCACCGGGCGCAGAAGAACCGCGAGGACATCCCGCCGGCGAAGCGGCGCACGCTCCTGGCCCTGATCCAGCGGCTGCTGTGAGGCGACTCGTGGGGGGCGGCGTGATCACCATGCGGATCAAGGACGTGTTCTTCGACCGGCACGTCGTGATACGGGCGATGGACTCGGACAAGCGAAAGGTGCTCAGCCAGGCCGGGGCCTTCATCCGCACGGCGGCCCGCACGAGCATCCGCAAACGCAAGGGGACCGCCCCGCCGGGCAAGCCGCCGCACTCGCACGAGGGAAGCCTGCGGCGGCTGATCCTCTTCGGGTACGACAAGTCGAGTGATTCGGTCGTGGTCGGTCCCGTGGGGTTCGCCAAGAGCACCGCGCCCAAGGCGCTCGAGCACGGCGGCGAGACAGTCGTTCATCAACGCCGCCGGGGGCGGCTCGTGTCGCGGAAGGTGAAGATCGCCGCGCGGCCGTTCATGGTCCCGGCGCTGGAGAAGGAGCGGCCGAAGTTGCCGCTGCTGTGGCGCAACTCCATCCGGAAGGGAGGCTGATCGGTGGCGGACACGCGGGGCATCCGGGCCGGACGGGCGTTTGTCGAACTCGGTGTGAGCGACAAGCTCAGCGCCGGGCTCCGCCGCGCCCAGAAGCGCCTGGAGGCCTTCGGCCAGGGGCTGCGCAGCGCCGGCACACGCCTGGCGGGCCTCAGCGCGGCGGCGGTCACGGCCCTGCTCGGGAGTGTGAAGGTCTTCTCCGGCATGGGCGACGCCCTCGACAAGATGATCCTGCGCACCGGCGTCAGCGTCGAGACCCTCAGCGAACTGGGCTTCGCCGCCGAGCAGGCTGGGGCGGACATGGAGACGCTGGAGAACGGCCTGAAGTTCATGCAGCGGTCGCTCGTGGACGCGGCGAAGGGCTCGGCGACCGCACAACAGGCGCTCTCGCTACTCGGCCTGTCCGTGGCCGACCTCGCGGGCCTCTCGCCGGACCAGCAGTTCAAGCGCCTGGCCGATCGATTGTCGCAGGTCACCGACCCCGCGTTGCGCACCGCTCTGGCGATGGAGATCTTCGGGCGGGCTGGGACGAAGTTGCTCCCCCTGCTCTCCTCCGGCGCGGCGGGGATCGAAGAGTTGCAGGCCCAGGCCCGCAGCCTCGGCCTGACGGTGAGCACGCAGACGGCCAGGGACGCCGCGGAACTCAACGACACGCTGAACATCCTCTGGCGCGTGGTCAAGCAGGGCGTCTTCGCCATCGGCGGGACGCTCGCGCCCACGATCAAGGAACTGTCGCAGCGGATCACCCGCGTCATCGTCGCCGCCACCGACTGGATCAAGCGGAACAGGGAAGTCGTCGTCTGGGCCCTCAAGGTCGCGGCGGGGGTCGTGGTGGTCGGGGCCGCCCTCATCGGCTTGGGCGTGGCCATCACCGGCATCGGCGCGGCGATGGGCGTGCTGGCGACCGTCGTCTCGGGCATCGGCGCGGCGTTCGGGCTGGTCGGAGCGGTGCTGGGCGCGCTGCTCAGCCCTATCGGCCTGATCGTCGCCGCCGTGGTTGGGCTGGGCGCTGCGCTCGTGGTCACCAGCGGCGCGGGCGGGGCGGCACTCGAGTGGCTCGGGGAGCAGTTCACACGCCTGCGCGACTGGGCCACCAAGGTCATCGGCGGCATCTCCGATGCCCTGGCCGCCGGCGACATCGCGCTCGCCGCCGAGATCCTGTGGCTGAGCCTGAAGGTCGCCTGGCAGCAGGGCATCGCGGCACTCAACAAGGTCTGGCTCCAGGCCAAGCAGTTCTTCGTCGGCACGGCCCAGTCCATGTGGTACGGGGCGCTGGCCGCCGCCGAGATCGGCTTCCACGCCATCGAGGTCGCGTGGATCGAGACGACCGCGTTCCTCTCCAAGACGTGGACCAACTTCGCCACCGGCTTCCAGAGGGTCTGGGAGCAGGCCTCGTCGTGGGTCGCCAAGCGGATGCTGGAGATCCAGGGGCTGTTCGACTCCGGGCTGGACGTGGACGCCGCGAAGAAGGCGGTGGACCAGCAACTCGAGTCCCGGCTCGTGGAACTCGAGGACGCCGCCCAGCGCGACGTGGCCGCGCGCGAGCGCCGCCGCGCCGCCGAGCGCGAGCAGGCGGCCGCCATCCACGAGGCCACGCTCGCGGCGATCGGCCAGGACTTCGAGAACGCGCAGGACGCGCTCCGCAAGGACACGGAGGCGGGCCTTGCCGAGTCGCGTGCCGCCCTGGACGCCGCCAAGGAGCGCCTGGCCGCCGCGATCGAGGAGGCCCGGCGCAAGCGCGAGGCGGCGGACGCGGAGCGTGGTCCTTCCAGGTCTCCCCGCGACCTCATGGCCGAGTTCGAGGACCGCGTAGCCGGCCTGGGCGACCTGCTCGCCAAGGGGATCAGCGTGCGCGGCACATTCAACGCCAAGGCCGCGCAGGGACTCGCCGCGGGCAGCGACGCCGCCGAGCGCACGGCCCGGGCGACGGAGCAGACGGCCCGGCACACCAAGCGACTGGCCGATGCGGCGGGGACGGGCGGATTGTCTTTCGGTTGAACGGAGTAGCGGATGCCGATCGAGGTGCGAGAAAAGTTCGAGTCCCGCCGCCTGGTGAAGGCCGCCAACGGCGCCAACTCCTCGGCGGAGCTGGCGTACATCGTGCTCGGCACGGACAACGACATCGCCGCGCGCGACGCCCTCGAGGCCGAGGCCCCGACCAACTACGCCACGCTGCCCCGCCAGAGCGTGCAGATCGAGCCGCTGGGCCCGGGCCTGTGGGACGGCGTGGTCCGGTACGCCCTCGCGGGGGGCGGCGGCGGGGGCGGCCTGCCCACCGGCGAGTCGTCATTCCAGTTCGACACCGGCGGGGGCACGCAGCACATCACCCAGTCGCTGGCCACCGTGCAGCGCATCCCCGCGCCGGGCATGGTCGCGCCCGACTTCCAGGGGGCCATCGGCGTCAGCGCTGACGGCGTCGAGGGGATCGACATCACCGTCCCCGTCTACCACTTCGCCGAGACGCACTACAAGCCCGACGTCCAGATCACGGGCGCGTACAAGGGCGTCCTCTTCAACCTCACCGGCAAGGTCAACGGCGACTCCTTCCGCGGCTTTGCCCCCGGCGAGGTGCTCTTTATGGGCGCGAGCGGCTCGAAGCGCGGCAGCGGCACCGAGGCCGACTGGGAGATCACGTACCGCTTCGCCGCCAGCCCCAACGTGACGGGGCTGTCGATCGGCCCGATCAACGGCATCAACAAGAAGGGGTGGGAGTACCTGTGGGTGCGGTACAGCGACCAGGAGGACACCGCCGCCAAGGCGCTGGTGAAGCGCCCCATCGCGGCCTACGTCGAGCGCGTGTACGAGAGCGGGAGTTTCGCGGCATTGCAGTTGGGATGACCCCCACGAGAAGACATGGGTGACGACCTCCGCAAAGTCCGGCCCGGCGATCCGCTCCGCATCCCCGCGCGGGCGTACAACGCCTTCGTCGATGCGGCGCTGGAGTCGAGGCGTCGCCAGCAGGACCGCCGCGCCGGTGAACTGTGGGACGGCGGGCGCTCCTTCATCGGCGGGGGCGTCGTGGCCGTGCGCAACGACAGCGGCGCGGACCTGGAGCGCTACCACGCCCTGGCCATCGACAGGCCGCTCTTTCTTCCCGGCGAGGACGGCCCGGAGAAGTCCTTCCAGAACCGCCTGGCCTTCAAGGGCATCACGCCCACCGACGCGACGCGCCCGGGCTCCTTCGCCATCGCCCGCGAGCCGATCCCGCAGGGCCAGGTCGGCCTGTGCGTCGTCCACGGCGTCACGCCCGCGCGGGTGCTCATCGAGGACGAGGAGCACGCCTTCGCCGAGGTCGCCCCCGACGAGACGGTACTCACCTCCGCGGGCTCGGGCGGCACCGTCATCCTCTGGAAGGAGGAAGGCGTCGGCGAGAAATGGGCGCTGGTCGAGGTGGGACGGCCTCGTGGGGGCCGGATCGTCGCCATTCTCGGCGAGGCCCGCGAGATCGAGGGCGAGCGCTTCCGCTGGCGCTACCCGTGGACCGAGGCCGCCATCGACGGCGACCCCGGCAGCGACACCTTCGGTCGGTACATCGCGCTGGAGGAAGGGCTGTCCTCCAAGGGCCCCGGCGGCGAGGAGGACCCGGCGCGCTGGGCGGTCAACAGGTTCGAGAGCCACCACAGCGAGGTGCCCGAGGAAGAACCCGAAGGCACCGACGGCTTCGGTGGCGTGCGCTCCCTCTTCGTGCCCGGGCAACTCGACCCGCAGGACCCCGCGGGCTACTGCCCGCGCAAGGCCGCGGTGCCGATGCTGCGCCCCATCCTCAAGGGCGTCGCGGTCGAGATGTTCGCCGAGCGCGACACGCGCGGCAAGACGGTCTGGGCGTTCCAGGCCCTCAACGGAATGGAGCTGGTCGAGTTCGATGTCCCGGTGTGGCTCTATGTCTGACCCCCACGAGGTTATCCCGGTTGACCTGGAAGCCCGCCGAGAGCACGAGCGGAGGAAGTACGTCGCGCTCATGCCCACCGGCTACGGCTCGACCAATCACGGGCGGCTCGCGTACCGGCTCGTCCAGGGATTCAAGCCCCGGTTCGTCGTGGATTTCGGCTGTGGCCGGAACCTCTTCATCCAGCACCTGCGGCGGCTGGGGATCGACGGGCTCGGCATCGACTTCGCCTTCCCGGAGGCGGACATCGTCGCGCCCATGCACCGCGTGCCGGTCTCCGCGGGCATCGCCGACGCGGTGACGTCCTTCGACGCCCTCGAGCACGTGCTCCCCGAGGAGGTGGACGAGGTCCTCGACGAGATGCGGCGGATCGCGGTGCCCGGCGGTCGGTTCGTATTCTCGATCTGCACGCGTGAGAGCAAGACGAAGGTCAACGGCGAGGGCCTGCACCCGACGGTGCGGCCTCTCAAGTGGTGGCTCGACCGGATCGGCCGCGTCGGCACGGTGCGCCAGGGACTGGGTGCGCCTCGTGGGGGGTACATCGCAGGGGTGTTCAACCATGCATGAGGGCTTCTCATGAGAGAGAACGGGGGCGACATCGCGGCGTTGCAGTCGGGGCTCAAGCAGCGCAGGCCGGCGCGGAGCGGCGTGCGCCTCTACACCGCCGACTTCGATTCTGTCTCCCTCTGCGACTTCTATCGGAGTCGCTCGGCGTTCCTGATCCTCTCGGGACCGTCGCTCGCCCAACTCGACCTGTCGCGGCTCAACCAGCGCGGCATCGTCACGATGGCCGTCAACAACGCCTGGGCCGTGCATCGTCCGACGCTGTGGACGTGCGTGGACGACCCCGGCCGCTTCATCGACACGGGCTGGAAGGACCCCGGCATCCTGAAGATCGTGCCCGTCTCGCACTTCGACAAGCGACTGCGCGTGCAGAACCCCGATGGCTCGTTCCGTGCGAGCGCGTTCAAGGTGCGGCAGATGCCGGGCGTGCTCTTCTACCGCCGCAGCGACCACTTCGACCACAGCCGATTCCTCAAGGCCGACACCATCAACTGGGGCCAGGACGGCGAGCACACGGACTCGCTGGGGATCAAGGGCAAGCGGAGCGTCATGCTCGCCGCGCTGCACCTGCTCCATTACCTGGGCTTCCGCACGGTCTACCTGCTCGGCTGCGACTTCAAGATGGCCCGCGACCGGCGCTACGCCTTCGACGAGCACCGCAGCAAGGACGCGATCCGCCACAACAACATCCTGTACGAGAGCCTCCAGAAGCGCTTCGAGGCCCTGAAGCCGCACTTCGAGCAGCACCGCTTCCGCGTGCTCAACTGCGCGCCCGACCCCGAGTCGTGCGCCCTGAAAGCGTTCGAGTTCGTGCCCTTCGAGCGGGCCGTGGCGGACGCGGCCGCCGAGTGCTCGAAACCCATCAGCACCGCCGGGTGGTATCAGCCCGCCAACCCAACGCAGGAGAACCAGGGATGA